AGAACGTGCTGGTGAGCGATGCACAGACGGGACAGGAGTTCACGTTGCTGGGGCTGTTCTCGGCGTCGACGGGGCCTGCGAATTCGTTTGTGGCTAGTGGAGGATTGGTGCAGGCGGATTATCGTGGGGACGGGTTTAACAGTGTGTTGATAACGGACACGTTTGGGGCAACGCTGGTAAGTGGGCGAATGGATGATCACGGGAGATTTGTCAGCGGGTATCCTGATGGGCGAGGGGCATTTGCGGGGAGGTTTGATGTGACGTTTGTGAGCCCGGCAGTGTTGGGGATGTTTGGGCTGGGGCCAGGGGTTCTCCCGACAGGTTCAGTGTCAGCTACGTTTGCGGAGGATGAGTTTGACGGGACGACGGTAACGGGAGTGCTGGGTGGGGGGACGGTGACGGTGGAGACTACGCCGGAAGTGGCTACGTGGGTGATGGGGCTTACGGGATTAGGACTTATCGGGATGCGGCGATTTCAGCGTGTCCAGGTTGGATGACAGCGGCGTTGCGAACTCCGCACGGAACGAACACCAGTACTCATAGAACTTCAGGGTTTCCTGCAGTTCGGCGACCTTCCGGCGCTCGGCGTCGAGTTCATCTTCTACTCGATGAATTTCATCTTGTAAGCAATCTGAGCAGAAGCACTTACGTCCATGCCGTTTGGCGATATCAAATTCACTTGCCATTGCGCTCATCCTCACTCAGCCATTCAGTGTCCATAGGGTTGCTCTTTGGGAAAGTGCTTCTCGATGAGGGTAAGAACGGTGCAGCCTTTTCGATGTATGGTGGCTCCGCCCTGGAGTATGACGCCGCACGAAAAGCAGTGGGTGGGCAAATTGTCGCCTGTCTCTAGGATGAGGTAATTGATGACCGCATCGAGGGACTTGGAGACTGACGCGATGGCGCCCATGAGGCTGATGATGGTTTTGTGGAGTGAGCAGTAGGTGATGATGGAAGAGATGATGACGACGAGCAGGCAGAGTTGGGTGACGAGCAGGTGGATGTTCACGGGTTCACCCGAGGCGCCTTGCGGCGCTGGCGCCTGGCGAACGCGACCAGGTCTTTCATGTCGTACCTGACGATACGGTATCCGAATTTGAAGTACGGTAAGTCCGAGTGCTTGGCACGGCGCCATTTGGCCATGGTTGCCACTGTGGTGCCCAGGAATTCGGCAGCTTCCTGAGGCTTTACTAACTGGAACATTCCCTTGATTGTCATGGTTTGTCCTCGATCAGCGCAGATTAAACCTGAAGGCTTCCAATGTCAAAGTATTTAGTACAGGCCTCCTGGGACGATGTACCGCACCTGAGTGAGAGTGCGAAGGCAGAGTTGATGGAGGCCTATCCGCCATATCAGAGGGATGCCAGGACGCGAGGGATCCCGCAGTTGGGGAGTGGCGCGGTGTACCAGTCGCTGGAATCGGAGTTTCTGGTACCGGATTTTGAGATTCCGGCGCACTGGCCCAGGGCTTATGGGATGGATGTGGGCTGGAACCGGACGTGTTGCATCTGGGGAGCCAGGGACAATGCGGCGGGCGTCATCTACTTGTACTCGGAACACTATAAGGGGCAGGTAGAGCCAGTGGTTCATGTGTATGCGATAAAGGCCCGAGGTGAGTGGATCCCTGGGGTAATCGATCCTGCGGCGAACGGGAGGTCACAGAAGGATGGGACCAGGTTGCTGCAGGAGTACCGGAGCCTGGGTCTGGACATCGAGCCAGCGGTGAATGCGGTGGAGGCCGGGATCCAGATTGTCTGGCAACTGCTGCAGGCAGGCAGGCTGAAGGTTTTCAAGTCGCTGCACAACTGGCTGGCCGAATACCGGCTGTACCAGCGGGACGAGCATGGGGAGATCCTGAAGCAGGACGATCATGCGATGGATGCGATGCGGTATCTGATTGTGAGCGGGCGGGACCGGATGAGGGTAAAGGCAGCCACTGCCGAGCAGATCACCAGGTACGTGTATCCAGGGCAGCAGTCGCAGGAGTGGATGGGGTGAGCGCTGCATGATGGTTTCCATGCTGACGCGGGCCGCCTGGATGATTGCTGCGGTGGCCGTCGTCTTCCTGGTTTACAAGACTGGCGGATTCAATACCGAGAGTATTGCGACGGTGGGCCGGATTGCTGATACCCGAGGCGGCAACATTCTGATCTTAGTCTCTCTGACGATCTTGTTTTTCGGAATTGCGATGGGCCTGGGCTACCACATCCTGGCCATGATCGAGGCTAAGACCTTGACCTCGGACAATACCCTGGCGGTGATGCTGGTGCAGTTTGTGACCGGCGGAGCTTTCGGCACGGCACTGGGGGCCTTGATTCAGTTGCTGGGCGGATCCAAGGGCAACGATGCCAAGTGAATCGGTAGCCCAGCAGCAGGTGATGGCGATAGCCGAGCATGAGCCAGGCAAGCTGTATAAGCGGAATCGTGGGTTGCTGAAGATGTCGAAGGGGCAGTTGCATGACTTCGCTGCAACCAAGCATAAGGGGCTGCCGAAGAAGAAGGGACCCGAGGCGCCGCTCTCGAACGCTCTACACGCCAGGAGGCGATGATGGCAGTACTCACCGCGAAAGCCCGCAAGGCCATTCCGACTTCTAAATTTGCCCTTCCCGGCAAGCGGGCCTACCCCATTGCCGATGCCAGCCATGCCAGGAATGCGCTGGCCAGAGTCAGCCAGTACGGATCACCGGCACAGAAGGCCCAGGTGAGGGGCAAGGTCAGGAAGATGTACCCGAGCATCGGGCAGAAAGCTACCGGCGCGACTGCGAAGTTGTCTTCCATGCTGGGTGAAGACGTTGGATAGAGAGGAGCAACCATGAGCGAAAAAAATGTCGCACCATTGCACCTGATTTTTGTAGTTTTGGCTTGTGTGATGTTCGCGATAGCGGGATTTGGGTGGATAGCCCCGGTTGAGCCCTGGAGAACCAAGATGATATCCGCCGGATTGTTCTTCTGGGTGCTCAGTACCTTCTTCTGATGAACATTACCGATCAAAACCCCTCTGCTGACCGTTTGCACCCGATTTCGGGTACTTTTCGACCCCTGGACGACCGTGTCCTGATTCGCCGGTTACCCGATTTGGACGTAAAATCGGCACTTTTCATGCCCGAATGCGTCATTTTGTTGTCAAAACGCGGCGTTGTGGTGGCTGTGGGCCCCGGCAAGCGTGACAAGGACGGGTTCCGGCGCCCTCTTGCGGTCAGACCAAACGATATCGTCTATTTTGGGCGGTACACCGACTTCGATGATGGCGAATACCTCCTGATTCAGGAGGCCGACATTGTCGGAGTCTGCAGTTAACCAATAATAAGGAGAAAATGACATGGAAGGAATGTTTGCTTTCGTAATTCCCATCTCAGGATCCGGTGGCGCACCAGGTGTGCCCACCCATCCCTGGGTTCCGCCTGCGCCGCCGGGCGTCTGGCCTGGCCCAGGCGCACCCTCACATCCTATTGTTGTTCCACCTCCAGGTCAGGTCTGGCCATTGCCGCCAGCACCTGATCAGGGCCTTCCGCCAATCCCTCCCGGCGTTCCCGATCAGGGCCTGCCGGTTGCTCCCCCTTCTCCGGCGCATCCCATCGTGTCGCCGCCTGTCGATCCGGCGCACCCCATTGCACTTCCGCCCGGCATGGTATGGCCGCCATTACCGCCCGAGGTGACCGGCAAAGTACTTGCCTTGGTCATCGTGTACGGTGTGGGCTATCGCTGGGCCGTGCTTGACCTTAACCTCAAACCAACTCCGCCGATTGCACCTACTCCATCACCCAAATAACTAGATGCAGGTAACCAGCATATCCCGGCGGGACTCACCCCCGCCGGTAGCCCCACGCGACCCCCAGGAATTTCTCGCCGAGGCCTTCCAGCGCTTCCACCTGGCCGAAGAGGCTGAAAGCCAGGTGCGCCGTGATGCCCTCGAGGATTTCCGTTTCAAGGTGGGTGACCAGTGGGATCACGATATCTTCCAGGCCCGCCAGAAAGACGCGAGGCCCTGCCTGACGATGAACCGCCTGCGCCAGTTCACCAGGATGGTCACCAACGAACAGCGGCAGCAGAGGCCCTCCATCCAGGTCAACCCGGTGGGTGACGAGTCGGACATTCAGACCGCCGAGGTGATCCAGGGGCTCTGCCGCCATGTCGAAGTGCAGAGTGACGCCGAGATTGCCTACGACACTGCCTTTGAGCACATGGCGACCGGAGGGTTCGGGTACTTCAGAATCAGGGCTGACTATATAGATGATGAAAGCGACGAGCAGGAAATTTTCATAGAGCGCATCAAGAATCCATTCTCGGTCTATGTCGACCCCAGGGCCATCAAGCCCGATTATTCTGATGCGCTCTACTACTTCATTGTCGAAGACATGGCGACTGAACTCTATAAGGCCAGCTATCCCGATTCGGAACTTGCCGCCCTCTCGGAATTCACTTCTGTGGGTAACCAGATGCCCGGCTGGATATCGTACGAGACTATTCGAGTCGCCGAGTACTTCTACGTTGATCTGAAGAAGGATAAAGACAGCAAGCGAATGAAGCGCACCGTGCGCTGGGCAAAGATCAATGCCATCGAGTTGCTCGAGGAAGAACGCGATGTACCCTGCCGCTGGATCCCGATCATTCCGGTACTGGGAGATGACGATACCGTCGACGGCAAGCGTACCCTGGTGGGCCTGGTGCGTGATGCCAAAGATCCCCAGCGAATGTACAATTTCCAGATCTCGGCAGCCGCCGAGATGATTGCTCTCGCGCCCAAGGCCCCCTGGGTTGTCGCCGAAGGCCAGCTTGAGAATCACGAGAGCCAGTGGGAACAATCCAACCGGCGCAACTTCGCGACTCTTACCTTCAAGCCGATCTCCACCGCTACCGGCCAGCCGTTTGGCCCGCCGCAGCGCAATACCGCCGAGCCCCCCATCATGGCGATGAGTGCCATGATCAAGCAGGCCGATAACGATTTGAAGGCCGTGACCGGAATCTATGATGCGTCCCTCGGCCAGCAGGGCCCCGAGCAATCCGGCAAGGCGGTAATGCTGCGCCAGAGGCAGTCGGATGTCGCGAACCTGAACTTCACCGACAACCTGGCCAGAAGCATTCGCTTTGCGGGCAAGATCCTCATCGATATGTTCCCCAGGGTCTATACCACTGCCCATGTGCGCCGCATCGTCAAGCCCGATGGCACCGCCCAGCAGGTAGGCATAATGAATTCCGCCGCAGGCCCGCCCGATATGGATGAGGCGCAGCAGTTGGTGATGGGCGCCTCGCGAGTGTTCGATATCGGTGTCGGACGATATGACGTGTCGGTCACCGTGGGCCCGACATACCAGTCGAAACGCCAGGAGGCCGCCGCAGGCCAGGTAGCGCTGATATCAGCCTATCCGCAGATCATGCCCATTGCCGGTGACATCCTGGTACGCAATTTCGACTGGCCACAAGCTACGGAAATCGCTGACCGCATGAAGAAGATGCTTCCGCCTGCACTGCATGATGATCCCAAGGGTGACCCCCAGGCCCAGTTGCAGCAGGCCCAGGCCCAGTTGAACCAGTTGCAGCAACAAAACCAGCAACTCCTGGGCGCCCTCCAGGCACAGAATCAGATGATGAACCAGAAGCACCTGGAGGCGCAGACCAAGACCAATGTCGCCTTGATCGACAACATTACCAGGCTGAATGTGGCGCACATCAATGCCAGCAAGGATCAGGACACTGCCCAGGCGGATCGTGAGATGGATATGCTGCAGACGATGATGGGACAGGCCCACGATGCCGGATCCCAGGCCGCCGATCATACCCATGACCGCTACACCCAGTTCTCCGATCAGCAACACGAGCGCATGATGGCTGCCCAGCCGCAGCCGATGGGGCCGGAAGGACAATCCTCACCCGCACCGGCCCCATCCTCGCCGCAGGCCCCGCCACAAATGCCTGGCGGGCCTGCTCCGCAACCGTTGCCTGGCCAGGGGCCTGGTGGTCAGACGTGAGCCACACGCAGATGGGCCGCCAGCCAACGCCACTTTATATAGCCGTAGCTGGAACGATCATCAATGTGCGGTGGTTTCGCCTGGCAAATCGGGCACTCAACGTAGCATCCTACGTTTCTGCCGAATCTGCCCAGGCGAAAGTAATTCAACGACTCTTGCGGTAAATACATGGACAGGGACTTCCTCTCGTTCGCATATATGCGCGATGAGGCTCTGGATTGATGCAATAGTGTGTCCGAGGGCGAACTGACTGATGCCGTTTTCTTGCTCATGTGCAGTACTCGCGCTGTTGCCATTTAGACTCCTTTTGTAGACAGCCATGTGTGACGTGCCAGCAATCTTGTGAACGATCAGGCGATGCGAACCGAGCCCGGCGGCAGTGGAGAATGGCCCCTTGCCGCACTCAGGGCATATCAGGTCTGCCGGGGCCTCTCGTTCCTTGCGCCGTTGAAAACCGATTGCGCTCTCTGACGTGCCAGTGATGCCATGAATCTTCGAGCGGTGGGCGCCCAGTCCGGTGGGAGCGGTGTAGCTCTTGCCGCATTCGGGACATACAAACGATTTGATGATTTTTTTGACTGGCTTGACGGGATGAGAGTAGCGCTTGTGGGCTCCCAGCAGTTGCGGAGAACGGAATCTCTTGCCGCACTCGGAACACCCGTAGATTGCTGCTTTTCCCTTGTTCTTGCTACTGGCAAGTTCACGGTTGGTTGGGCTGCCGGGATGCACGAGTCGCTTATGGGCAGCCAGTAGTTGAGGTTTCGAGAACGACTTGCCGCAAATCTTGCAAACCGACTTATCAAAGACGATCTTGCCGACCTTCGCAGGCGTGTTCTCCTTCGTTGCTATGTTGTCATCTGCCACTGTGTTTCCTTTCCCTTTTCGCGGGCCACAATCGAGGCTTTCGATATGAACCATCGTTTGCCGATCTTGTGGCCTGCGAGTTTTTTGCTCCATAACAGCACGTACACAAATTGCGTCGATATGCCCAGACGTTCAGCAGTCTGGCGCACGGTAAGAAAGTTCGATGTAACCATCTGGCGCTTCCTTTGTAATCTTTGTAATCAAGGCACTACTTATACCACTAGTACTAGCAGACTGACAAGCAAGTCTGCCGGGCTTGTCCCCAGATAACCAAACCCCACCGGAGTGCCATATGGCAGGCGAAGTAGTCGTGTCTTCAACGACCGATTCCCAGGCAGCGGTAGACGCCGCGGCTCATGCATACGGTGAGCAACCTGGAGAGGAAAAAGTTGAGCAACCCGAGCCCTCGGAGAAAGCCAAAGAGAAACCCGAGGACGAAACCGAGGCCGAATCGGAAACGGCTAAACCGGAGAGCGAAGAAGAAGAGGAAGAAGAATTAGCCGAGCCAGCCAGCAAGGGCCGCCGTCGCCTCTTGCGCCGTGTCAGCACATTAACCGGGCGAAACTTTCGCCTGCAGGAGCAACTCGATGAGTTACAGGCCCGCCTCAAGCAAGCCGATGGCGGCCCCAAAACTCCCGCGCCCGCAGCAGGCCCTCCGCCCAAGCCCACACAAGATCAGTTCAAGGATTACGAATCGTTTGTTGAGGCCTTGGCTGACTGGCGCATCGACGAGCGTGACCGGCTGAAAGCGCAGCAGGCCCACGAGGCTTACGTTCAGCAAATCTATACCGAGTACAACCAGCAGGTCGACGATGCCCGCGAAACCCATCAGGACTTTGATGAGGTAGTTGGGCAGGCTGCCCAGGTTCCCATGGTAGCAATCAACATGATGTATGAACTCGATAACGGGGCTGAAGTCGCATATTTTCTGGGCAAGCATCCCGAAGTTCGAGAGCAGATGTTGGAATGGAATACGCCGGGAACCAAAGGCGGCATTCGCAAGATCGTAGTTGAACTCGACAGGATCTCTACCCAGTTGAGCGGCAAGTCTTCCTCTAATGGTACCTCTCCCAAGCCTCGAGTCGCGGCGCCGCCCGCACCTATAAAGCCGGTGGGCGCTACTTCCAGATCAACGGCTAATCCCGGCGAGATGAATATGCGCGACTACAAGAAGTGGTACGCAGAAAATTTCCCGAATTCCCGCTGACCTTAGAAGGAATGGGAAATGGCAAATACCCTTTTAACCATCAGCATGATCACGCGGGAAGCGCTGCGAGTGTTGGAGAATTCTCTGACATTCACCAAGCGGATCTCCCGCAACTACGACGACAAGTATGGAGTCGCCGGGGCCAAAATCGGCACCGTCCTTAACATCAGAAAACCGCCTCGCTATGCCGGTAGAACCGGACAAGCACTGTCGCTTGAAGACGCGACCGAAACCAGCGTTCCCCTGGCGCTCACTACCCAGAAGGGCGTTGATATCGCGTTTACCTCACAAGACCTCACACTTTCAATTGACGACTTCAGCAAGCGCTTCCTGAAGCCTGCGATTGCTTCTGTAGCCAATGCGGTTGACTACGATGGAACGGCTCTGACCCAGTTGGTTTGGAATATGGTTGGAACCCCTGGCAGTTTTCCCAATACCGCTTTGCTCTATCTTCAGGCAGGGCAAAGACTGAACGAGGAAGCCTGCCCGGTCGACGACCGCTGCATAGTCATGGGGCCTGGATTCGTACCTCCGATTGTTGATGCGTTGAAGGGACTATTCCAGTCCAGTGAGCGCATCAAGGAACAGTACGAAAAGGGGGTCATGGGCACCGGCCTGGGCTTTGAATGGTACATGGATCAGAACATGAGAACCCAGGTTGCCGGAACCCAGTCTGCAACATTTGCCGTTGCCGGTGCTGGCCAGACCGGTTCAAACCTTGCCGTAGCTGCATTGACGGGAACCCTCAACAAGGGTGACGTTTTTACCATTGCGGGGGTCCATGCCGTTAACCCGCAATCGCACCAGTCTACCGGCGCATTGCGGCAGTTTGTGGTAACGGCAAATTGTATTGTCGGTGCAACTACCGTTCCCATTGCTCCACCTATCCAGGTCTATGGCGCGGTGGCACCATTTAACCCGTTTGCTACCGTTGACGTACTACCGGCTGGAGGCGCTACCTGTACCCTGGCATTTACTGCAAGCCAGTCCAGCGGGCAGGCTTGCGCTTTTCATCCTGAGGCTTTTGCCATGGCCTGCGCTGATTTGCTCTTGCCGGGCGGCGTAGACATGGCATCCCGCGTTGCTGACGACCAGTTGGGACTCAGTATTCGTGCGATTCGTGCCTACGATATCAACCTGGACAGGTTCCCGACCAGATTGGATATCTTGTACGGGTTTGCCCTGCTCTATGGCGAGATGGCTTGCCGAATCGCTGGCGCTTAAACCTCGATAGCAAGGCCATGGGTTGTCTTGCTATTACACGGGCGCACCGCCTTCCCGGTTCTGGTGCGCCCGCTTTTCACAATCAAAGGAGAATGAGATGGCAGGAAAAGTAGGTGGAGTGGTGAACTACACGCCAACCGCAGCAGAAGCGGCGAATTGGAACAACAATACGCAGCAGGTGGCTGCAATCATCACCTCATGGAATGAGGAAAGCGAGAAGGCCGGGCTGTGCGTGTTTCCTCCAGGCGCAAGCTATGTAGTTGCCTTGGGTGGAATAGTAGAAGGAACCGATCCTGGGGAGTTCCAGCAACCTGCGTAGCGGGGATAAGCCTATGTACGTTTACCAGGAGTATCCCAAGTGGAAGTACCATCCTGACAAAGAACCGCTGATCGTACCAGACGCTGACTCGGAGAACGCTCTTGGCAGCGACTGGTACGACAGCCCGGCTGAAGCTACCCAGGCCCTCGAGGCGGTGCGTGAAGCGGTGCGACAGAGGAAGGTGCCTAAATGACTGCGCTCGATATCATCACCAACGCCATGCGGAAGTTCCAGGGGATCGAGTCAGGGGAGAACCCCTCGGCCTCCGAGGCCCAGGATGGACTGGAAGACCTTAACGACATGATCGATACCTGGCAGACCGAGCGGCTGATGATCTACTCGATCCAGCGTCAGGTGTTCAGCCTGATCGTATCCCAGCAGACATACACCATGGGCACCGGCGGAGACTTCAACGCCGCCAGGCCCAGCCGCATCGAGCGCATGGGCATCATCTCGCTGCAGAACCCAGCCCAGCCCCTGGAACTGCCGCTTGAGATGCTCACCGAGGCCCAGTGGTCACTGATTCCGGTGAAGCAGATATCCAGTTCCCTGCCACAGCGGGTGTGGGACGATAACGGGTTTCCCCTGCGTACTCTTTCCTTCTGGTGCATTCCCTCGGTGCCGGTGTCTGTGGCCATCTATACCTGGGTCACCCTGGGCGCCTTCGCCGATCTCTCGACCGACTACACCTTTCCTCCAGGCTATGGCGATGCCCTGAAGTGGAACCTGGCCTTCAGGTATGCCGGTCAGTTCGGCCCCAATATGCCGCCCAACATTCCCGTTATGGCCGTGGAATCGAAGGCCAGGATCAAGTCCATCAATGATCCCATGATCGACCTGCGCTGCGACGATGCCCTGGTGGCAACCGGCAAGCGCTCGTACAACTGGATGACCGACTCGCCGGTTGGCTCAAGATAAAAGATAAATGGCACGTTTCGGATTCGTAGGTCCAAGCTACTCC